AAATAATTATAATTTAAAAGGAATAAAGAATTGTAAAGTAAAAATGACTTTATTAGAAGATTTAGTTCCTTCTATGAAAGCACAAATTAAATCAGTACCTACTATTATTTTACTTGACAAAAACGGTAAACCTCGTGGTCAATGGAAGGCAGGTTTAAGTTTTAAAGTAGAAGCAACAAAAGAAGAAATACAAGATAGAGTTAATATAATACATTTAGAAAAATGAGAATATTACTATTTTTATTATTTATAGTTAGTTGTGGAACATACAACACTAAACCTAAAATACAAATAACTCACGTTTTAGCAGTTACAGAACAAGGAGATACATTAAGGCTTCCTATTAATATGATTAGACCAAATATCTATTACAATGTAGTATCATACCCTAATTACCCACGATACTATGATAATTGGTATAACAATAATTGGAATAGAGGTTATAGAAATAACCAACCTATTTATGTAGAAAAAAACAATAACAAAACTATAAACAAACCTAAAGCAGAAACAAAAGACATTTCAAGATTAGAGGTTAATAATAGTAAAATAAAAATGAAAAATTAAATTATGGAAACTATAAAACACTTATTAGGTTTTTGTGGGGAACATTGGCATCCTAACTTATTTACAATTTCAATTACATTAATCATATTAAAATTAGTTTATGAAAAATATTTTAGCAAAACTTTTTGGAGCAGCAGGTTCTAATATAGCAGAAAAAATTTCTGGTATAATAGACACACATACTTTTAGTAAAGTTGAAAAAGCTCAATTTGAAAAAGAGATGGAAGAAGTTTTTATAAAAGCTGAACTTGATTTAGAAAAAGAAATAACATCAAGACACGCAGCAGATATGTCAAGCGATAGTTGGTTAAGTAAAAACATAAGACCTATGCTAACTATATTTTCTTTGTTTCTATACACTCTATTTGCTTTAATAGACGGAAACATAGGAGAATTTAATATAGCGAATCAATACGTTGATTTACTTGGTCAAATAGTTATAATGAGTTTAGGATTTTATTTTACATCAAGAGGTATAGAGAAAACTGCTAAAATAATTAAAAAGTAAAATTAAATAAATTTTTATATATTTGTTCAGCTCATAGCGAAACTTGCACAACCTAATAAAGATGGACGGTGCTTGGAACAGGTACTAAAATTATTTCTTTTTTGTTGGCTTTTTTCTTTGTTTTTCTTTTTGTCCTTTTTCTTTTTCTTTCTTTTTAGTTATAATTAATAGTATATTTAAAATAAATATTATAATAAATGAAAAAAATTTCAAGAAAAAATTTAGTTAAACGACTTGATACAGTTTTTAGTTTATATATAAGACTTAGAGAAGCTGATAATGAAATGGTTGAATGTTTTACTTGTGGTAAAATAAGTCATTACAAAAAAAATATGCAGTGCGGACATTTTCAATCAAGGGGTGCTTATTCTACAAGATGGGACCCAACTAATTGTCAAGTTCAATGTTATGGTTGTAATGTAATGCAACAAGGTAGGCAATATCAATTTGGTTTAAATTTAGAAAAAAAATATGGCGAAGGCGTTGCTGAAAAATTACTTATAAAATCTAAACAAACAGTAAAATATAGTAATGATGATTTAAAAGAAATGATTTTGTATTATAATAATCTATTAACTCAATATTTACTATAAAAATTTGTTTTATCAATATTAATAATATATCTTTGATATGTTCTGTTTCGTTTTATCCTTAGTTAAAAGGGGTTAATTAATTTTAACCCTTTTTTTTTATATGTTAATTTATTTTTATATATTTGTTTTAAATATAAAATATATATTATGAACAGAACAATTTCATACGAAGAACATTATGTACAAGTAGGTTTTTATCAAACTATTATAAAACAAAAAGAAAAAGAGGTAAACGATTTACGTGACCAATTAAAATTATCTAATGATTTATTAATAAAATCAAAAGGTATAATTGAAACAGTAAAAGCTAAATTAGAAGTATCACAACAAAACAGAATAACAATATGAAAACAAATATTTACTCAAAACTTTACGACTTACAAAACGAACTTGGTGCAATTAGCAAAGATGCTACAAATCCATTTTACAAATCTAAATACTTTGATATTAATTCATTAATAGGACAATTGAAACCATTATTACAAAAACATAATTTGGTATTAATACAACCTATAACAGATAATCAAGTAAGAAGTGTTATTGTTGATTTAGATGGTGGTTCTGTAGAATCATCAATACAATTACCAAATGATTTAGATGCACAAAAATTAGGAAGTGCTATTACTTATTTTAGAAGATATACTTTACAAAGTTTATTAGCTTTACAAGCAATAGATGATGATGGAAATTTAGCTATAAAAAAAAATAAAAAACCTATATTGTTAGATAATACACCTCAATTTAAAAATGCACAAAAAGCATTAGGGAATGGTAAAACAATAAATGATATAAAAGAACATTATATTATTAATAAAGATATTGAAATTAAACTATTAAAATTTAAATATGAATAAATTAGACACAGCTTTATTGTTAAAACTCAATAAAAAAGACAAAGAGTTATTACAACAAAAAGCAAAAGAAAAAAGAATGTCCTTATCAGGATATATTAGAACAGAATTATTAAACAATTAAATATAAAAACTATGGGAGCAATTATTAATGCAAGTATTAGAGTCGACAAATTACCTAAAGAAAAATTTGTAAAAGGAAAAGATGGTGCAGTTTATTATAATCTTACTATTTCACTAAACGATGAAACAAGATATGGTAATAATGTAGCTATTATGGATTCACAAACTAAAGAGGAACGTGAAGCTAAAACACAAAGAAATTATTTAGGTAATGGAAAAGTCGTTTGGACAAATGATATAATCAAATTAGCAGAAAAAGAACAAGTAGTTCAAGAAACAGCTAATGATGATTTACCTTTTTAATATTATACTACTATTGGAAAGATAGTTTAATATTAACCAATGTGATGTACCCACGAGAGGAACAGATATAGACGTATATCATAATATAACTCACATTAAATTAAGGGGGTAATTTTTTTACCTCCTTTTTTTTTATTTATTTTAACAAATGCAATTAAGATTAGACGAACAACAAACAGAACAGTATTTAATAATGCAAGCAATCGAAGAAGATTGTGTTATTAATGCAAAAGAAAAAATAGAATATCCACCTGTAGCAATATCACTTGGAGAAAATTTAATTAAAACATCTAAAGGAGATTTATTATTACCTATACCTATAGGAACTTATGGTAATTTTTCATTTGTACAAGCTCCACCAAAAACAAAGAAAACATTTTTTGTTTCTTTAATGGCATCTATTTATTTAGGTGGTCAAAATAACTTTGGTGGTAATATTAAAGGACATAGGGAAGATAGAAATGTTATACACATAGACACAGAACAAGGTAAATGGCACGCACAAAGAGTTTTTAAAAGAATATTGGATATGAACACTTTTGATTATTCAGAAAATTATCATACTTTTGGATTAAGGACTTTAAATCACAAAACAAGAATCGAGTTCATTGAATATTGTTTAGAACATAAAGTTGCAAAAACAGGTTTATTAATTATTGATGGCATAGCAGATTTAGTTTCAGATGTTAATAATATTGAAGAATCAAATGCTTGTGTACAAAAAATAATGGAATGGAGTGCAAAATATAATTGTCATATTATGTGTGTAATACATTCTAATTTTGGCTCAGATAAACCTACAGGACATCTTGGTTCTTTTTTAGAGAAAAAAACAGAAACACAAATACAACTTGAAGCAAACACAGTTAACAGAGAATGGGTAACAGTGAAATGCAAACGTAGTAGAGGATATTCATTCGAAACATTTAGTTTTAAGGTAAACGAAATTGGACTACCTGAAATCATTGGGGATTTATATGACCCATTGAAAAACTAAATAAATATGATTAATTTCTTATCGGAGATTTTTAAAAAACATAAAATTTGGATAGACATTGTATGTACTTTTGGCTGTAATAAAGAAACAGCAGAAGATATTGTACAAGAAATGTATATTAAAATTGATAAAAAAATTAAAAATGGTTTAGATATTAATTTTGGTAATAACGACTATAATTATTATTATATTTTTAAAACACTAAAAACTCTTTTTTTAGATTTAAAACGTAAGGAATCCAAAGTTAAAATAGTTGATATTGATACAGCTAATAAACATTTATCTAATTTTGATAATAGAGATTACAATGTAGTTTATCAAGACATACAGAATCAATTAAACAAAATGTATTGGTATGATAAAAAGGTTTATGAAATAATTGAGAGTGGTGAAAGTATTGCACAATTATCAAGAAAATCTGGCATTCCATATTATTCGTTATATAATACATACAAAAAAGTGAAATTAAAATTAAAAAAATTATTATGAGATTAGGAGATTTAATTTATTACATAACTAAATACACAGGTATTAAATGGGTTGTAGATAAATATCATAGTATAAGAGGAACTAAGTGTGGTTGTGATAAAAGAAGAAAAAAATTTAATGAAATTAAAATTAAAAGATGGTAAAATTTAGTAAAGATGATTATAAATTATGGAGTAAGTTCAGAGATTCAAAACACTCAACCATTAATCGTGGAGAATTTCGTTTGGTATGTCTCTTGCACTCACAATATTACAAGCATAAATACTACGAACCTTGTACTTGTTCCCCCAAAACAATAAATAAATGGATAAAAGAATTAAATGTTTTATGGAACAATGGGGATTAAAACTATACAAAAGCTTGAGCAAACAGTAGTTAAATTTTTAAACTTTGATGGTTGGAATTTAGAATGGTCTGGAGAAGGTTTTAAACCTTATGACGCTAAAGGTTTCACAAGTAAAGGAGTTCCTTGCGTAATTGAAATGAAATTTAGAAAAAAGTATTACGAAGATAAAATGCTTGAAAAAGCTAAGTATGATAAATTAATGGAAATGGATAAAAATATTGTCAAACTTTATTTTGTTAATGACCCGAAAGGAAACTTTTTATATTGGTTAAATAAAATTAAATTACCAAAAGCCGTAGAAATGTATTGCCCTGATACAACTATGTGGACTAAAAAAAGATTATTAAAACCTGTTTATCTTTTAAAAGAAAACCAAGCAAGTAAAATAAATTTGAACATTTAATTTTTTTTTGTAATATATATTTTATATATTTGTATATATAAATAAAACATTATGAAAACAGAAATATTTGAAAACAAAGGTTATCACAAAGAGTTCTATATCAATGGTAAATTGATGGGGTGTCAAACATTAAATACTTATGACGGTGTTTGTGGTTATTCTTCTAAACAAAACTTACTTGCAAATGAAGATATAGTTATTGACAAATCTTATAACAAGAAATTTATTATCAATAAAGGTCAAAGCTATACTACACAAATCATTCCATTATGTGGTAAAGTTTTAGGAACACAAAGAGAAAAATTAAACATATTAGCAAACTCAAGATTAAATTTTTAATTATGAAAAAACTGGATAAATACAAAACAAACTTAACATTATTAGGTAACTGGGTTTATAGTTATAGTACTCACGTTGCAACAATAGAAGATACTAAACTTATTCAATTAGGTTATTGGTCACAAACAACACAAAAGCACATTAATTATGTTGCTAAAGAATTAGATTTAGATTTAATAAAATAATATTATGTCACATACACCACACGCATTTGAAAATCAAATTTTTGACCATTACAGACAAAAAGCAAACGAAATTAATAAAGCAATAGAATTATTAGTAGAACATAATTATACTATAGTTGATTTAGAGGGTCAAATTTTAAATAAAGAAACTATTTTAAATAAAAAGAAACCTAAAATAACTCCTACAATATATAGTCAAAGAAATAAAGAATAATGAAATATAATTCAGATTTTAAATATGATTTAGATTTAGGTTTATTAGGAGAAAAATTGACAATAGATATTTTAACTAATAAAAAAATAGAAGTTAAAACAGATTACAAAGCATTACAAACAGGAAATGTTTTTGTTGAATATTTTAGCAGAGGAAAAGAAAGTGGAATTTCTGTATCAAAAAGTGATTGGTATTGTTTTATCATATCAAATGATAACATAATTTTTATTAAAACAGAAAAACTTAAAGACTTATGTAGGAAATATCTTAACACTACAAAAGATGTATTAGGTGGCGACAATAACACAAGTGCAGGTATTTTATTACCTTTAAAAGAATTATTACAATGATACTATTATTTGATGCAGATAGTTTAGTATTCGCAAGTTGTTGTAGAACAAAACAATTTCCTGATGAACTTCCTTATTATACTAATTTATCTGATGCTATAAATAAATTTGATGAGCAATTTATGAAAATAGTAAACGACTTAGAGGAAAGTTATGATATTGAAAAAATAATAACCTTTAATGGTTGCAGAGGTAATTTTAGGAAATTAATAACTACTAACTATAAAGCAAATAGAAAGAAACAAGATTTGCCTCCATTACTACATAAAATGCACCAATACGTAAAAGATACTTACGAAAGCAAATTTGGTTTTGGTGTTGAAACAGATGATATGGTAGCAAGATATTGGTACACATTGAGCCAAGAATTTGGTAGAGATAATGTAATGATTATTTCAATAGATAAAGATTACAAGCAGTTCCCTTGTTTAATGTATAATTACCACCCTAAAACTAAAAAGGTATTAGATATAAGTGAACAAGAGGCATTATACAATTTCTATGAGCAAATGATAATGGGCGATACAGCTGATAATGTGAACTACTTTAGAGGTAAGGGTAAGAAATTTGCAGAGAAATACTACAAAGATTGTACTACAAAATATCAATACACTAAAAAATTATATGAATTATTTAAACAAGAATATAAAAGCAAAGCAAAATTAAAATACATTGAATGTTATAACCTTTTAAAATTACGTACAGAATGAAAAATAAAAACTCAAAAAATAAAAAAGTAAAATTTATACCTTGTAGTGAGTTTGAGCAAACTTATAGATGGCATAAAACAAATAAGGGAAGTCAAACAAAAAGAGTAAAATGAAAAAATGCAAGAACAAAACAAAGTAAAGGACTACGCTTACTTTATGAAATATAAAAACAATTTAACTCAATTTATAATTCATAATTGTACGTATAGTAAAAATAAAAAACGACACAATAGAATAAATTTAAACGAAAGAGAACTATTAGGATTATTAAAAGAATTGAATGATATTAGTTTGTATATTAATCACTTAGATAAATAAAAATTTAAATTACGTTATATATATAGTTATGATTGAAAAAATAAACATTAAAAAGATTTTTGCAAACCCTGTAAATCCGAGAATTATTAAAGATTTTAAATTCAAGAAATTAGTCAAAAGTATAAAAGAATTTCCTGAAATGTTAAAATTAAGACCGATAGTTGTTAATTCTGAAATGGGAATTTTAGGTGGTAATATGAGATATAAAGCCTGTCAAGAATTAGGGTTTAAGGAAGTTTATATAATTAAAGCAGATAATTTAACTGATAAACAAATAGAACAATTTGTAATAAAAGATAATGTAGGTTTTGGAGAATGGGATTGGGATATACTTGCTAATAGTTGGGACACTCAAGAACTTAAAGATTGGGGTATTGATGTTTGGCAACCAGAAGAAGTAATAGATTATAGTGTATTAGATGAAATTGATTTAGATGATGAAATACAAACTATGTATGACCAAACTAAAAAATCAATTATATTAGAATATCCTGCATCACAATTTGAGCCAATTAAAAAAATATATGATGAACTAAAAAATAAAGAAGTTAATCTATCAGATTTATTTTATAAAGCTATGCAAAAATATGGATTATAAAATTGCTATACCAAGCTATAAAAGACCGGATATAATAAAGAAAAAAACATTAAGTCTTTTAAAAAAATATAATATTGATAATAATAAAATTACAATATTTGTTGCTGACGAAGATGAAAAAAAAATATACAAACAAAGTTTAAAAAATGAATATAAAATTATTGTAGGAGTTCATACAATAGGGGAGCAAAGAAATTTTATTGAAAGATATTATCAAGAGGGAAATAAAGTAATGATGTTTGATGATGACTTAGATGGTGTTTATATAAAAAATGATAATAAATTAGAGTTAATTAAAGATTTAGAAAAAGAGTTTATAATAAAAGGGTTTAAAGAATGTATAAAAAATAAAGCCAATTTGTTTGGATTATATGCTGCTGCTAATGCTTATTTTATGAAGTATAGAATTTATAAAAAATTATGTTATATTCCTGGGGGAGTTTTTGGTGTAATTATCAATCACGATTCTTTTTTAAATAGAGTTACAAATCACGGTGAAGATTATGAATACAGTATTAGACAATATATTAAAAATAGAATATTAATTAGATTTGATTACATAACTATAAAATCAAAATTTTTTAAAGAAAAAGGAGGTTTACAAACTATTAGAACAAAAAAATATATATTCAATAGTATTCACAAAATTTACAATTTGTTTCCTGAATTTTGTACAATGTATATCAGAAAAAGTTCTGGTAATGCAGAATTAAGATTAAAAGATAGAAGAAAATGAAAAAATTAATTTTACAAAAAAAAGAACACGATAAAAAAATAGGTTCAAGGTGTGATTTTATACCACCTACTGTTACCGAAAGTTGTTTATTAGAATTTGAAGGCAAGGTAATAGGTTTTTATTTGACTGAGTTACCTGATAAATTAAAACAATACATTACTATAGCCAATAAAGAGTTCTTAAGTAAAAACGTTCCTAAATCATTATTAGAGCGTTCTGATGTTTATGCTATGCAAAAAAAATACGGTATAACAAGAGCAGAAGCTAAAGCAAGAAACACAGTCCAAATGTCAACTATACTTGGTGGGGTTTTAGCTAAACCTCATCTTAGAAGACCTTATAATTCTGTATCAGCAGTTCACACAAATCAAAAAGCAAAGACATTCATAAAAGCAATGTTACTATCTTGTTTAGAAAGTGAAAAATTAATTAAGCAATATATGCCTGAACAATATGAAACTCAAAAACAAATAATAGAAGAAACTACACTACCTAAATATAGATTTGGAAATTTATTTACAAGTAGTATATCTAATTTCAATATAGCAGCTCCTTTCCATCAAGATAGAGGTAATTTAAAAAATACAGTAAACGTAATATTAACTAAAAGAAAAGATACAGAGGGTGGTGCGCTATGTGTTCCTGACTTTGACCATACTTTTGAACAAGCAAATAATAGTATTTTAGTATATCCTGCTTGGTATAATATTCACGGAGTAACCAAAATAATAAAACATAATGAAGATGCGTATAGAAATAGTTTAATTTTCTATCCGTTATCTGGATTTAATAAATAATATGAACAAAAGTAGACACCTAAAGAAAGAATCAATCCTTAAAGCATTAGAAAAAAGTTTAGGAATTGTAACAGTTGCTTGTAAAAAAACTGAAACACCAAGAAGCACATTTTATAAATGGCTAAATGAAGATGAGGATTTTGCAAGGGAAGTTAAAGACATTGAGAATATTGCTTTAGATTTTGCAGAAAGTCAATTACATAAACAAATTGGAAACAATAATACAACAGCCACAATATTCTATTTAAAAACAAAAGGTAAGAAAAGAGGTTACATCGAAAGACAAGAAATAACAGGAGCAGATGGTATTCCTAATAACTTTCAAATAGAAATAATTGACAAAACCGAAGATACAAACTAACATAGTATATAAACATCTTGTAAATAGCGATAAGAAAATTGTAGTTGAGCAAGGGGGAACTCGTAGTGGCAAAACATATAACATTCTTTTGTTTATTATATTCCACTATTGTACACATAATAAAAATAAGATAGTTACTATATGTCGTAAAACTTTTCCGAGTTTGAGAGCAACTGTATTAAGAGATTTTTTGCAAATATTAAATCATTATCAAGTGTATAGAGATGAATTTCATAATAAAAGTAATAGTGAATATCATTTGTTTGGAAACTTAATAGAATTTACATCTCTTGACCAATCACAAAAGATTAGAGGGCGTAAAAGGGATTTACTATTTATCAATGAAGGTAATGAGTTATATTGGGAGGATTGGCAACAGCTAATATTTAGAACGCAAGAACGTATTATACTTGACTTTAACCCATCTGATGAATACCATTGGATTTATGATAATGTTATAACAAGGGAAGATTGTGCATTTTATAAAACCACTTATTTAGATAATCCTTTTTTAGAAGATATAATTAAAGATGAAATAGAAAGGTTAAAAGAAACAGATGACCAATATTGGCAAATTTACGGATTAGGGGAAAGGGCAAGTAGTATTAATACTATATTTAAATATGCAGAGGTAAATAAAATACCAGAGGATGCTAAGTTAATAGCTTATGGTATGGATTTTGGCTATAGTAACGACCCTACGACACTTGTAAGTGTGTTTGTTATGGAACATAACTTATATATTAAAGAGCATTTATACAGAACGCAAATGACAACGCAAGACATTAATAAATTTTTAAGGGAACAAAACTTATTAAGTAATCCAATATATGCTGATAGTGCAGAGCCAAGACTTATAGCAGAACTAAGAAGAATGGGACATAATATATTTCCAAGTTTAAAAGGTAAAGATTCAGTTAATGCAGGTATTGATTTATTAAAGAGATATAAACTACATATTACATCTGACAGTAATAATGCTATACAAGAGTTCAGGAATTATAAATGGAAAGAGGATAGAAGTGGTAAATTAATTAATGTTCCTGAAGATAAACACAACCATATTATTGACCCCTGTCGTTACGCTACCTACTCTATATTATCACGACCTAACTTTGGTAAATATGCTATACGATAAAAAGTGTACTAAATGTGGTAATCAATACACTTACATCGGTTCTGCACAGAATGGTTTTATGTGGTTATGTAAAAAATGTAACCATATAGATTGGGCACCTAAAAAAAAATAACGTATATATTTTTTAGTTTAATATATTTTATATATATTTGTTATATAATTAATACTTAAACAAAACAAAATGAAAAATTTATTATTAAATGTAAACTCAAAAGATTTAAAGTCAATGTCAAGTAGACAACTTGGAAGATTAAGGTATCAATTAAATGATATGAAAGAATTAGTTTCTAAAGAATTAGAAAAACATAGTAAAGAAGATAATTTATTAGTAAACTAAAATAATAACAATGGGAGGGTAAAACCTCCCTTTTAAAAAAAACAATATGAAACTTACATTCGAAGAAAACTCAGCATTAACAGATGTCGAAACTACATTAAAAATGTTATTACAATACGGAGATTTAAAACCACATCAAAAAGTATGGGTTGTAAAATCACATAAAAATATTTCTAATTTTATATATCAAAATTCCTAATATAATGATGGAGTTAATTTATAAAAAGCATCAAAATTGGATAGAAATTGTTGAATCATTTGGTGTAAATAATGAGCAAGCTAAGGATATTGTAAGCCATATGTATTAAAAGGTTTACCAATTAATAAGCAAAGGATTAGATATATCTTTTAATGATAGTGTAAATTATTATTATATATATAAAATTTTAAAAAGCTGTTTTATTGATAATTATAGAAAATACAAAAAAATAGAAATGTTATCATTACGACTTGATAAAAATGGTAATGTTATAGCTTTAAATAAAGAAGGCAGTAAATATTTAAATGTAATACCAAAACAACTAATTGCAAATAAAACAATAAATTATAATAGTTTACAAAAAAAATTTAAATTTATATTAAATAATTTTAAAAAAACAAATAAAAATTTATATAAAAAAGATAAACATTATAAAATATTTAATGATTTACATAATGCAGAAAAAATTAATATAAAAGAATATTCAGAAAAAAATAATATAAATTATTATCAAGTTTATTCAAGTTATAATAAAACAAAAAATTTAATTAAAAAAGAATTAATAAAACAATTATAAACAAATGGGAACATCAAAAGACAATCTAATAGAAAAAATAGAGCAATTAGAAAAAGAATTAGAATTAGCTAAAAAACATACATACGTTTATGAAACTACTTCACTACATTGTAACGATGGAGAATTTTATATGTATTATGGAGATGATAAGTGTGTTTTATTTGATGTTGAAACTTTGTTCAAAGATTTACCATTTATGATAACACAAGTAGTTAAAGAACAAGCTAAGATGCAAGATTGGCATTTAGAAAGATTAACAGAATCATTAAAAGAAATACAAGATGAAAGTAAATAAAGTTTATAAAGTTATAAGACCAATGAGAAAATTTGGTAATTTAATAAAAGATATTTTTATACCTGATAAATCAAATCATTTTTGGATAAGGGTTAAAGAAAGTGTAGAAACAAAAGAGGAGAAACAAAAACAAATATTTAAAATAATAGAACTATTAGACAACAGAATTGAAATAAATGAACAAAATACAGAATACTAAAGACCTATCCTTTTATAGTAACTCAATACTATTTACTAAACTTTTAAATAAAAAAGTTAATGATAATATAGATGACAAAGAATTAGTTATAATGCAAGAATTATTAATAGACATATTCTTTTATGTAAACAACCTACAAACTCATTATGCTAATTGTAAAATGATGAATAGTAAATACAGAGAACAACGTAATGATGCTTTGTTAATAGCTGATGAATTAAGAGATGAAATTGAATGGAATGAAAATAATGTTATATAAATTTTTTAGTTTAATATATATTTTATATATTTGAATTATATTAATAATAAAACAAAACAAAATGTATAAAAAATTCTTAAAACAAGACCCTAACAACTGGAAATGGTTAATTGCTATTCACTTAGTTGTTTATTCAATAATATTAATTTTAATGGTAGATTTATAATGGAACAAATATCAAATACAATAGAAGTTGAATACGAACATTTTTTATTAGAAGTAGATTATGATTGGAGAAAAGGACACGCAGGTGATTATTTTTACCCACCAGAACCAAACGAAACAGATATTAATAACGTAATAGTAATGGGTTATATAAATGATGATGGTAGTATTGAATATTTAGATACAAAGGTTAAATTTGAAATGTATGATTTATCAGAAAAACATATATTAGAAGAAATAGAATATGATGTTGAAAGTTTAATGTAATAATTTAGTTTGTTTTGTTTAAATTAGGTGCTTAGAAATAGGCACCTTTTTTTTTGTTATAAAATTGCTAATTAAATACGTTATATAGATATGGAAATAAACATTAATATACCAACAAGCTTAAAAGACATTACATTAAAACAGTATAAAAAGTTTATTAAAATTCAAGAAGGTATTGAAAACACTACCTTTTTACAATTAAAAATAATAGAAATATTTTGTCAAGTAGATTTAAAAATAGCTAAAGCTATGCGATATAATGATGTTGAACAAATTACATCAGATATATTAAACCTATTTAGTAAAACTCCTCAACTTGTAACTACATTTAAAATGAATAATATTGAGTATGGTTTTATACCAAACTTAGATGATATGACTTTAGGAGAATATATTGACCTTGATACATATACAGGAGATTATGAAAACATTGAGGTTGCTATGAATGTATTGTACAGGCCATTAGTAACTAAATTAAAAAATAAATATTTAATTGAAGATTATAATCCAGACACAAAAGAGCAAATGCTTGATATGCCTATGGATGCTGTAATATCTTCAATGTTTTTTTTTCTGAATTTAGGAATAGAATTATCGAATATTATCCTGAGCTCTTCGGAGGAGGTCAAGAATCTACAACAAGTAGACTTGGGCAATTTTCAGCAAAATATGGTTGGTATCAATCAATTTTTGCCCTATCTAAAGGAGACATTACAAGATTTAAAAATATCACTAAACTAAAATTTCAAGAATGTTTTTTAATGTTAGCATTTATGAAAGACAAAAATCAGTTAGAAGCTGAACAAATAAAAAAACAATTTAAATGAGCCAACAAGGAATAAGAGGATTTTATCAACTAACACAAACTATCAAAGAACAATTATTAGCTGACATAAATGTTAATACAGTTAGTACAGGCGATATATACGATGTTAATTTAAATAAGCAAGATATATTTCCACTTGCTCATATTATAGTAAACAACGTATTACAACAAGAACAAACATTAACTTTTAATATAAGCATAATTGCTATGGATATTGTTGACCAAAGTAAATCAGAAACTACAGATAGGTTTACAGGTAATAACAATGAACAAGACATATTAAATACTCAGCTTGGTGTATTAAATAAAGTTATACAAGTTTTAAGAATGGGAACATTACATCAAGATAAATATCAATTAGATACAGACGTTAACTGTGAACCATTTTACGATAGATTTGAAAACCAATTAGCAGGTTGGACAGCTACTATGGATATAATGATATATAACGACATAAGAATCTGTTAATGAATTATAACGAATTAGACATAGCATTAAAAGATTTTGGAAGATATGTAGTTGAGCAATCAAAAGCTAATTTACAAAAAGATAAAAAAGGTGGTGGAGATTTATACAACTCTATAAGCTATAAATTCAGACAAGAAACAAATGCTTTCTTATTAGAATTTTTAATGGAGGATTATGGTATGTTCCAAGACCAAGGAGTTAAGGGTGCTAATCCTGAAAATGTAAGTCCTAATAGTAAGATTAGAGGTCAACAAGCACCAAACTCTAAATACAGATTTGGTTCAGGAAGTAAAAGAGGTACATTTAAAACATTCGCAAGTAAAATGGCTGAATTTGCAAAGAATAAAAATATAAGATTTAGAATACCTAAAGGTAAAAAAGGTGCAGGTCAATTTAAGGCAGGTAATTATAAGAGTATGGGATATGTAATTGCTAAAAACATTTACAATAGAGGTTTAAAACCATCATATTTTTTTACTGAACCTTTTGAAAAAGCATTTGCTAATTTACCAGATGAAGTTATAAATCAATTTTCAATAGATGTAGAAAACCAATTAACATTAGGAATTAAAAATTAAAAAATGGCAGCAATAGCATTACGAAGTCCACAATATAAATACGCAACAGCAGGTACAGGAGCTAATTCTGCTAAAATTACTATTAGTATTGATGGAACAATAGAATACACTTTAGTAAAAGGAGCAACAGCAGGAGCAAATATGCTATGGGAAATAGCAGAACTATGTAGGGATTTTATAAACGTAACTTATGATGGTAGTTATACTGCTGAAACTTTAGCTATTATATCTACCTTAACTTCACACGCTTCAACAGATGGAAGTGGAAC